CGGATACACCTGTCTGCCCGTGGGCAAACGAAGGGAAACCAGTAGATTCATCTGCAAGTACCCGAGCCTTATCAAACATTTGCATGTTCTCGTTAGACACGTTGGGGAATTTAGTTCCGAAGATAGCTTGGCCAGGGGCACCCCCCTGACGACGAAAGACCTTACCTGGATAGACACTTAAGTCTTGCCCCGGCACTAAGTTAGTTTCATCTACTTCAATTAACATATTACCAGATAGTGCAGCATTGTCAACAGCCATACGCATAAAGCCGTTCATCAATGTTTGAGTGTCATCCATGTTCTCCGCAAGGCCTACACCAAACATAGAGTACGGGTTTACTTCGTAGGGTACTGAGTAGTAAGGGATAATAGAAGGTGTAAATGGATTCATCACAAGACGTAGGACTTGACCGTTACAAACCCAGATGTTTACAGATACTTGATCTATATCCTTGAGTTCATCTGGTACGTCTACATCATGCCCTTCAAGTACTTCTGTATCCACGTTACCCCAGAACTCCAGAACCTCGAAACGCTCTGCATTAGATTCTTGGGAATCATCCTCCATGACCTGTTCCCACCACTGTTTGACGTAGGATTCTCCCATGGCAACAGCGTTATCAATCGAGTTCTTACGGAAGAAAGGACGGTTCTTAAGGTTACGTAGCTGGGTACGAGACATTTTGTGGCGTTCAACCACGTACTCAGCTTCATCCATATTAGCTGCGTCTGGATCGGGATAAAAATTCCAAACAGAGACTGAAGATGTTTGCGGGACCGTCTTATAAAGTGGTTCATATTCACCTCCATCAGACCAGTTAGGGTACTCTTTATCTACAGCAAATGGACCCTTCATAACCCCAGTGCCGAACAGGGCGCATTCAAATGCCGCTACACGTAACTGTTTGTTTGCGTTAGATTCTTCTAGCTGGTCATGGATTTTCTTTTCCATCTTCTTAGCTGAGATCATAGCTGGGTGTATGGTAACTTCTGTGGCTGTACCACCTGGGCCTTCTTTTAACTCTGTAATGACAGGAGAAAGTTTTTTCTCCATTCCCGCAAGTCTTTCACGCAGGTCAGAAGAAGTTTCACCAGGAAGTAATTTCATTTCTTCTGGAGAAAACTCAGCCTTAGCTTTTTGCATGTCAGTGTTAGTCTCAAAGTTTACCGATTCTGCAACACCCTCTGGTAAAGTAGTGGGGTCAATAGAAATGGGAAACTTTGTATTACCAAATAATACTTCTACAATTTGACCGTAAGCAGCAAGTACTTTTGTTTTAGTAACTTTAACAAAGACTTGAGACTTTTCCGTAGAAGTAAACTGCACATCAGAACCATACAAACCACGGTAGTTTCGATAAGCTTTTACCCAACGCTCTTCTTCAGTTTCTCTGGAGGTAGATGCTTTTGAGTACCGATCTGTAACTAAAGAAACAATAGTTCCAACTACCGGATCAGAGTAACCACCTTCATCCATGTCCTCGATAGCTCTAGATTCAGCTGAGTCCATAGCCATTTCGTTTTCAAAGATTTCGTCTTCTTCCATGTTACTTCCTAATAGCCAAAGGTCGGGTCACTTACTTGAAAACCAGAGCCTGATGTTGGGTTGTAGTCAAATAAACTACTTCTTGGTCTTGTCATTACACCATAACGCAATGCATCGTATAGGTGATCTTCTGCGTGAGTATCTACGTCTTCTGGATTATTTTTATCCAATGGTATAGAAGGTAGTTGAGAAATTAAATTTCTGCAGCTGTTAAAAATAACTAACCTAGGTTGTTCAGTAAACTCATCTACTTGCAACCTTCTGTGTATTTCATTCTTACCGGATACACGGGAACCTTTAGATCTATCTGCAGGTCTCCATCTGCAACCCTTGACAATCATTTGCTCTGCAAGTGAGGGTCCAGTATCTCCTCGTTTATGCCAGAGAGAACTATCGAGAACTCCGTAGCGTATTTTTTCTTCGGACTCTACATCCAGTATCATGTCGGCTAGGTCAGTAGCTAGAACCTTTTGCACGTACATTTCTCTATAAACAATTAGTTGCTCATCAGGTGCAACGGCTATCCAGACTATCCCACTGTAAGATCCATAACCGTAGTCAGCTGCTCTAAATTTAGGCCAGCTATGTGGTATATCAAATGGATCAACTACATGGATTTTGCGGTTAAACTCTGGGAATGCCGCACCTTCATTAATATCCCAGTCACCTTCAAGTAGTTGTCTTCTTTGGTGTTCAGGTAGTGACAGAAGGTTAGCTTCGTACATTCCGTCATCAGCTAAGTAAGGATTATCAAACAATGTAGCTGGAATAAATCTTCTTTTAAATAGTGGTTGGCCTTCCCTAGTGTGACCCTTAGGCCAAGCTATAGTTTCACCAGTTTCAGGATCAGTAGCCCAAAAAGCTTTTCTTGGCGTACCGGGATCAATAAAGGTTTTCTTAACCCACTGATGTCCTGGACCTCCAGGGTTAGTAGTAGCCCTCATGTAAAGAGGTAACCCGCTAGCTTTAGTAGTACGTAGACGTGACCTCATATAATTCCATGGGTACGGGGTAGTCCACTGAGTAAGTTCGTCAAATCCAATCCAGTTAAAGGCTTGCCCCTGATACCGCATAACGTCATCGTCACGATCAAGGTAGGACATCCAGAGTGTTGCTCCACTGGGAGCTACCCAAGTCTTATCTCTTTCCATAAACTTAATACCTGGTATTGCTCTGGGGTACAGTTGTTTACTTACGGATATAAGTTCTCTAAGTTCCTCCGTACTACGACGAACAAGAAGCATTTGAGCATTGGGGTTATTCAAATAGCGTACTGGGTCAGCAATCATAGCGTAAGACTTGCCGCCCCCAGCTGAGCCACCATACAAAACTTCCTGCTCAGTAGAGGCTAGAAACTCAGTTTGTGGGCCTGGATTAGGCTCAAACAAGATCTCCCTTTGAGCCGAAGCTATATCAATAGGTTCAGGTATAACTCTAGCTGGAACCTTCTCCGACTTGACGTCTTTTACCGAGTCTGTTGCTTTCGAGCTTTTCCGCTTTTTCTGCTGCCTCTTTGTACCTTTCGGCATAGAAGCGTTGGATTGAAGCTGCTGCCTTACGTTTTTGCTCAATCTTAACCCTCTTAAACAAACCTACATGAGATATATATCTACCAGATGCTTCACTTAACCAAGCAGATACTTCACGATAGCTGTATTGATTTAAGTGTCTCTTAGCTTGTTCAAAAAGCTCTAGCTCTTCTGGGATTGGTAGTAGTATATCAGTATCATTAGGGTCTTGTCTATACCCAAAAGGAAGTAGTCTTCCTACTCTGACTAACGGTACCCACTCCCATTCACCATCTACTTTTTCAGGTTTAGGTAGTTTCCAAGTTTTAGTTTTCATTTTCTTTCGGAGGCAAAATAAACAAAGGACTATCTGCTTTCACTTCAATCTTGTCAGTCTTAACAAAACCTGCACGATCCATAAAGTCTTTTGCCGCTGCCATCTTCTCTTTGTTGCCCAAATCGGTGGGGGATCTCATTACTTGCATCATAGCCCAGGCTGCTGCTGGGCCACGAGTTGCGATAAAGTCTTTAGTTCTTTCTGCCACTTCATCTTTTAAAGCAGACATAAGAATAGTAGAGGACGTGCCTTCGGCATACCCTGCAAGCTTAATAGCTTTAACAGGGTTGCCTTCAGCTTCCTCAAACAATGCATTTAAAAATGCTTGTTGTTTTTCAGTTAGATTTCGGCCCATATACCCTTTGCCTTATTTCACCTGGAGTAATACCAATGTCACGCAAATCTTTTGTGGACATATTCTGTAGTAGCCAGTAGTCGGCTCTTCGTTGTTGACGTTCTACATGAAGACCCCATGCACGAGAAGCAAACTTTTTTACATTTTTAATCATTTTTCTATCCTAATTTAAGTGAACCCCTACTTGGGCTAGGATAGTTTTACATATATAGTTATATCACACCACAGTTAATATTGCAACCCCGCTATTACCCTACCGGGACAAAGGGTTTAATCACGGTTATGAGACACCTATTTTTTACGGGTAGCCATGTATCGGTTGAAACTTCTTTCAGTTTGACCCATAGAAAGAGGTAACCCAGCAGCTTTCTTTTCTTCATTCGTCATGCCCTGAAACTTTTTAAAAGTAAGACTCGCATCAAGATTTTTATTTTTAAGGTACCCACTGCCATTCTTATTAGCCATACGCTTTTTACGAGCAGCGTTTGGTCCAGTATCCTTACGTGCTCTCTCTGCTAATTTAATTTCAGCATTTCTTTTTTTAACTTCAGCTGTTTCTTCAGCAGTAGCGGCTGGAGTAGATCCCGCATTATTAGGCCTAGCTCTGGGGCGCAGGGATTTCTTAGGTGCTGCTGTTTTTGTTGGAGCTTTCTTTAGATCCTCTGCATAAACTGCAGCCATTACTTTACCATTTTTATCGGTATAGTAAAGGGCACCAGCTTTTTTAGCAGCTGAAATACTTTTGTATTTGCTAGCCTTAGCCTTTTCTTTAGCTATAGTTGAACCCTTAGATTTTATCTTATTATTCAGATATGTACGAAGTGATACAGACATTGGTTTTACCTTTTACCTTGTGTTGCTTTCATGGAGGCCCCACAGTTAGAGACTGATCCCCCGTGGTTGTAGCCCATGGGTTTCTTTCTAGCTGTACCACCTTTGTACATACCAGTGTGATAACCTTTTCCACCACAGTGTGAACAGCCTTTACCCTTACATTTTGGACATCTTTTTTTACTAGCCATACCACCCTCTGATGCTCTAAATTTTGCAGTCTTCTCTGCAATTTTCTTTGGTTGTTTTACAAACTGCTTTCCTGAAGCAGTGCCTTTTCTTTTCGCAGCAGTTGTAGCTGCGTATTCTGAGGGAGATAGTGCTTCCCTTGCTTTCTTAGGTAGGTACCTCTCACCAGTCTTAGCGCTGGGCTTACCTGACTTAGTACCCCATTTTTCCTTAGTCCAGCTTTTAAGCGATTTTTGAGAGGCCTTCATGAAGTGTAGCCTCCACCTTTTGCTTTGTATTGCTTAGCAACCATTTGGGCTTTTCTCGCAGACCATTCTCCAGGCTTGCCACCTTTTGAACTCGCCTTTGCTTGTGATACGAGTTTCTTACGCATAGTTGGTTTGGTGTAGTTACCAGCTGCATTTACATTAGACTTCTTTTTTTGTTGCATTATGCAGACTCTCCAATTTTAAAGCAACCCCACTTAGAGTAACCGCCCTGACTTATAATATAGTTGTGGACTATTACTGCATCTTTTTCACAAGATTCTACTGTTGGAAATAGCTCAATGTTTTTAGCAAGTACCTGGCAAGAAGTAACATCAGGTTGATAGCATACTAACACAACAGCTAACCACATCACCACTTAACCTTATCAGCCCAGTAAGCTGCAGACATCTTACCCTTTTTAATATTCTTATCATGCCTAGCTTTAAAACTAGCACGTTTCTTTTTCATTTTTTCTGATTCGCCTGACTTAGGGCTACCTGCAGTAGAGGCACCTTTCTCACCAAACTTGATATACTTATACTTACCACCTTCAGAAGCCATAACATGATGAGACTTACCACTGTCATCCTTAAGACGCTGTGGTTTATTAACGCCTTTTAATCCAGCGCTTTTCATTTTAGTTTTGACTCTTTCGGGTATTGCCATCTTGCTGTCCTTTAAAGCAGAGGGGAACGTGGGTGACTCACTCTTTACCCCTGCTATATCTAAAAACGTCTGAGTAATTAAATAACTATCACCAAATTACATCAACTCAAAATGAGGTCCATCAATAAATGGCCTTCTGCCCTGGGAACGTCTGAGGTCTACGTATGCCATCATAGCATCTTCTGCTGTACCTGGATAGTCTCTAATATCACCTTCAGACCATGCGGCACCCCACTTGATTGCTACACCAAGTTCTTTAGCTGCCTCTTTCATTGCATCACAAAGATCGTCGTATACGTTCAACTCCCAGCAACCCTTACCATCTACGTAGGCCATGAGATCCACTGCACGGCCATCCAAGTGCTTGGACTTCATAGTCTGAGACTTACCTGCAGCCACCAACTTTTTTTGTTCTTCTATTGTACGTAATCCGTAGATAACTCCAAAGTCTACCTTAGTATTATGGATAGCAGCTTTTACTACAGCTACTAGATTTTCATCTACACCTTCCATCTTGGACAGGCTGCGGCTTGAAAGTTTAAATGTCATGTTATTTCTTTCCTGTAAAGAATTTAGATACGGAACGCATACCAATGCTGGCACTAACAATACCGCCCAATGAGTACTGATACCAAGTAGGCATAGCCTCTAATGCTGTAAATCCAGCCTGTACTATTTCGTTACCCCAGTCACCACAGAATGCAAGTATAAGGGGTATACTGAATAGTAAAGTAATCCACTCATCTTTCCAAGAGTTCTGAGTAGCTCGGATTGCCTCAATGTCCCAGTCGATCTCACCAGTAGCTTGTTTTACTTTAATCTCTGCATTAGCTTTTTGAAT